TCCTTTTTGGTTTCGGTGCGCGGACATCGCGTTTCTGATCTGTCGCGCAACGGCAGCGCGGTTTTGCTCGATTACATCCTCGGGCCGGTACGGAGCAGGACAGTCAGACTTCTCCGCCCGGTGCGATTCGTTCAGATATTCGATTGATAAACGGCGCAGCCAGCGAGCCTCAAAAGGCTGAAGCGTCAATCCGATGTTTCTCTGCCAAGCCTCAATCTCGCTGTGCGTCAGCGGCGCCGGTCCCATCCCGGCGCTCAGGCTTGGCCCGACCTCAAACAAATACCCGACCAGATATCCGCACGCATCGATCGGCGGCATTTCAGGCTCGATTCCGTCCGCCTCCATTCGCTTCGCACGGGTCGGAACAGGCTCCGTTGATCTGTCGCCTGTCGGTCGCTCAGGAGAAGTGTTCAGCCAGGCGAACTGTCGGACGTAGATGCAGAGTCCGTCGAGGATTGCGGCAAAAAATTGGATTCGTTCCCGATGAAAGCGACCACTTGTTTCGTGATGTAGCCGAGTTTCGGATTGCCGTACAAGTCAGCGGGCGCAACCGGGAAATTGTTGATTGCCTTCGTGAACGCGACGAGCTTTTCCGTTTGCTCGCGCTCCGCAGTCTCCGGCGCGTCCTTCGGTATTTTGCCGTTCACTACGGCTTTCAGGGTCGCCGCCTGCTGCATCCCGGCCCGGTGGAGTGCCTTCACCGCCTGCTTACTTCCGGGTCCGTACAGATCAATCGTGACCGGGTTTACACCGTCGGCGCCGATCAGATCATCGTCACCCTTGGCGTTTTGGACCGTGAGCGTGGACGTGTCGGAAAGCTCGAATTGCGATAGATCGAATGTCATTTGATGCCTCGCGGGGAATGTTGCCCGTGCCCGGCCCCATGCGCCCCGCGAAGGGCGACACAGGGCCGAGTCGGTGCCTGTTGCGGCTTAGACGACGCCGATGATGATGATCGTGTAGGTGACGGCGGTACTGCCCGCGCTGTTGGCTACGGTCAGCATGTCACCAGTCGATGCAGTGACGGCGTAGCCGGTTGAATCGGGCGAGACAAGCGCGAACATGCCCCCCGGCCTCACTTTCACGATGTCGTTGACGTTGGCGAAAAATACGACCCCTGAAGCGTGCCCGCCTACCAATACATCATTCGTGTTTGCCGCCGCAGCCGTGACGATGAGCGCCTTGACCTTGGTGAATGTGAGCGTGACGCCGAAAGCGTCAACCAGCACACCCGCCAGGTCGAGGTTTTCCGTTGCGCTTGCCGTGAGCGTGCGCGTATCAGTCCAAATTTTCTTGGCCTGATCCCCCCCGGTGCCATCGGCGAAGTTGTAATTTGCTCCGAAATTCGCCGGATAGGTAATTGCGCCAACGTCGAGAGTATCGACGACCTGACCGGACAGATTGAGTCCGAGCCGTAATTCCAGTGCAGTTGCCATGAAGGTTCCCCTTAGGTGCCGAGCGTTACGACGTAGTCAACGTCGGTAATCGACGTGTTGACCGCAATGACAGCCGCTGCCGAAGTCACTGTGCCTCCCTCGCTAAAGTTTTTCCTGAAACTTCTCACATAACCCTGAAAATAATACTTGTCGGCCTGCGTTGCCGGCAGGGACGGGGTCACGAGGACAAAGGCATACAAACTGATCGAGGCAAGGGCAGCCTCCACCAATATCTGCCCGGCATCGTCGGTATCAATCCCTAGTTGGATCGTCAATTCGCCGGGGTCGAATGTACTCTTCAACTTCTGCGTGCCGCGAAGGGCGACCGGATTGTGATTGACTACCTGCCATTCGCGGCCGAACTCGCCGAAATTCGTGATCTCGCCGACGGTCGTGAAAGTGAGCGCGACGTATCCGGCGTTATCGAACGTTGCCGGAACGCCGGCAGAGATTCGGAGAATGGAAGTAGCTGATGTGCGAACGGCCATGATAGTGCTCCTTCAGGAATGAAAAAACCGCCTCTGGGGCGGTAGGGTTTACTGCGGGCGCTGCGCGAAACTTCAGCGTGTAAATCGAACCATTACATCGAGCGGCTGCATGTAGATCGTCAGCCCCGCGTCGAAAAAATCCGGGCCATCGCCTTCATGCACAATCGAATCCACGACGATCCCGTTAACCGTTCCGCGCGAGACAGGAAGCGCCGCACGGACAAGGGCTAGGATGGACTTCTGCGACGGGTACGTGAGCGCCATCACGGTAATCTGAACTCGATCCGTGACCAGCGCGCTTGTGCTGGTCATTGCGACGACGTTGCGCCGCACGCCGGAAACCTGCATTACTGAGATTGCCGGTAGAACGGTGTTCAGCGGGATAACGCCCGCCATTATTTTCGCCGACGGAACTGAAGCGGTCAGGGTCGCATCGTTTGCAAGGAGATAGCGGACGATTGCAACGCCGCTCATTTTCTATTGCGCGGCTTGAATTCTGGCTCCGTTTTTCCAATCGGCCAGACCGCAATCATTTCCTCGACCGCAGCCACTTCCTCGACAACGACCACAACGGGAATCACTTCCTCGGCCATCGCCGAGCCGATGAACAGAATCGCGCGCTCGTCCTCGATATCGTATTCGGCGCCTACGGCATATGGCCCCATCCGCTCACCATTCACCTTGCCGGTGACCGCTTGCAGCATTTTAACTTTCATGGTCCGTCTCCTATTCAGCTTCGATTGCAATGCCGGACGTATCGAGTCCGTTTTTTGTTGCAAGCCTTTTCTTCATGTACTCCGCAGTCGCGATTACAGCCGCCTGACCGCTCTGATCCAAGGCTGGCCGGAGGAAAGGTTTAGGCCGAAAACCCGGATGCATCACCGACTTTGCAAACACGCCGAGAAACGACAGCATCTCGCCCCTCTTTGCAGTAATCGCGTGCGCAGCGACTCCGTACTCGAGCCACGGGGCGACATAGGCATGTTTCCCAGTCGCCTTGACCGATGCGGAAACAACGCCACCGCGCGAACGGGTTGTCACCTTCAGCCCGGAAATAAGCTCGCCAGTCTGGACCGATCCATTCGAGAGCAGATTCGCTTTCGCCTCTTGCAGAAGCTCTTTAGTTGCGCCTTCTCGGAGGGCTCCGCGCATCACGTTCTGCTCAAGCTTTTTCGGCAACTGGTCCAAGAATTTTTGCAGTTCCTGGAGTCCTTTGACGTTGATCTCGCTCATGACGAATATCTCTCCGCGACAATTTCAATCCCGCGCGGCTTCTCAACCTCTGCGGGGCCGGCCACGATCTGGTAAATGATCGGTCCCGGCCGCATGAGGATGCAGCGCATGGATGAATCAATCGCCTCAGTATCGGAAGTTTTGTCGAAACGAATTCGAGTCTGATTGCGCGCAACCGATAGCCCCTGCGCAACGGACTCCGACCGCGAGGGGAGAACGTCCAGAACGTTGCACCACAGCACACGGTAGAGAATCCACGTTATGACTTCCGTCCCGTAGTCCGGATCTTGTGTGATTTGCTTTTGCTCAACGCGGCACCGCTTGTCGAATTTCACACGAATCCCAATGCCCGGTGCGGGTCAAGAAGCCCGTCAACAAACGCGCGCGGAAACTCGACTACGACGCCCCCGACATTCACCGCCTCCCGCTGTCCGTACATCTGCTTGATGCGGATCAGCATCCAATTCTTGATCGCTTGCGGGACGGCCGAAGCTGTCCCGTACCCCGCTACAAAGCGCACCGTTACCGCATTGGTCTGATAGCGCGTGGACGGCCATACAAGCCCGTAGGCAGGCGTGATCCTCGCGGGCTCGCTCTTGGTATCGACCAGATACTGATCCGCTGCAAGGGTCTGCGTAGCGCCATTGGCGTCGATATAGGTAATAGTCGTCACCGACTGGAGCGTAGGCAGCGGAATGGACATTTCCCAATACGGAAAACAGTCCAGCACCAGATCCCACGTCTGCGTAATCAGCGCCCGGCGCGTGATCGTTTCAGCAGCCCCGCGCGCCGCCGCGATGAGCATGGCTAGGAGCGGGTCTGTAGTCGTGTTCGTGGACGGAGCACCGGCCCCGAGCGAAGTGTCCGCAATGTTGTCCGTGTAGGTCGTGGCTGTATTGTTCGCGATCGTCGCCAGCAATAGGTAGGTCGTGCCGTTCGCCGCCGTGCGATAGAGCTTACGCGACGTGACCAGCGCCCCGCCCAGGGGGATGGCCGTGAGTTCGATCTTGCCGTTTACCGTCTTGTCCGCCACCGTCACAGCAACCGATACCGTCCCCGCCTGCGTCTCGCCATCGGCCGTTACAAACGTCGCTAGATACCGGTGCGCTCCGTTGTCCACGTTGCCCGCAATGGCAGGCGAGGCCAAGGCCGTTGTGATGACTCCCGGCGCGGGTTCCTGCGCAATGAGGTCGATCTGAGCGTGTGCCCGAACCTCTGCCGCAGAAACCGGCTCAGAGGCCGGACCCGTCACCAGGACAAGCGCGGACATGCCTACCTTTCCCTACGTGGCCTGCCCAGCGTCGGCCGCTCTACGGGCGGCATAGCGGCATTCTCGGGCGCTTTCGCTACGGCAGTCTCGCCGCGCTCCGGTGCCTTGACGTAGGTCGCATATCCGCCCTCGACCAGTTGCCGCTCGGCCTCGGCGCCCATCGAGTGGACTCCGGGCTGGAAAGTCCCGTGCGGGCCGGACATTACCGTCCTGAGATTAATCATCGCGTCACCGCCGAAATTGTGAGAGTTGAAGCCCCGGCATAGGTGCCGGTGCTGGTGTATTTCACCCTGAGCCGGTCCCCGAGCAGGCCATCGACTGAGGTATCGTCAGCCATCGTCGCATCGGTTGGCGTGGCAATCGTCACCACAGCAGTTCGCGCCGAAAGGTTGAACATCCGGCGCTTGGATGCAGTCGTGAAGGCGAAGCAGGCGACATCGTGCCAACTCACGCCCCCGTCTGCGCTCGATTGCACCCAGACCTTAATGTTCGTCCCGCTGGACCCGTAAACGAGATCCGCCCACAACAGCACCCCTCGGGCACGGTCCAAATCCATGACGCGCGGCCCGTCTACCACCGCCGTTACAGCGGCGGTAATGACGACGGCCGGAAGAAGCAGGATTTGCGGCATGATCCTTACCCGATCCGATACGTGACGAACGTATCCGCCGCCGTCTTGCGCGTGCGGAACGCGGCCGAATACCCCGTAATCCCGCCCGTGCTGACATGCAGAGATTGCACAATCGGCCCGCCGATAATCGTGTGTCCGGTGTTCTGGGTAACGGTGATCGTGTCGGCAGCAGCCAGTGCGCTGTTGATCAGCGTCCAGTCGAAGCTATCATCAATCGCCATCGTCACGCCCGCATCGGCATCCGCGCCGGTCGGCAGCGTGTACGCAATCGTCGCGCCGGTAGCCGTCGGAACCGCCGTGATGATGCGGGTCAGAAGCTCGGCGATCGTCAGCGTTATTACAGTTGTTTTTGCAGTCGGCGTCGGCTGGGCGCGCACATAAGCACCCCGAAAGTTTGCCCTGCCCCCGCTTGCGACAGTAATATCTCCGCCGCTTTCGACCGTAGCCAAACCGCCACTGGCGACGACAAACTCCGCGCCGCCCTGTTTACGATAAACTTTCGCGCTGTAAGTCATTGTGATTCTCCGATGGTTTCCCCGGCATCGCCGAGTAGTCTAAAGACACGGAAAGCAGGCCGGTTTCCCGGCCCGCCCTGTGTTACGACGTTACGCCCAGCCCGAATGCCGACGCGATGACGCTCGCGTGTTGCGTGGTCGGCTTCACTCCGGGTCCGTACTGGATGGCGATGATGCCGCCGACGACCGCGTCAGCCACCGTGCGCGTCAGGCTGCAAAACTGGTAGCGCAGCGTCGGCTTATACACGTCCACCATCAACACCTTGCTGTCGGCAGAGGTCGCGCCCGCCGTGAATGCGTCGGTCGCCTTCTGCGTGATCGGCGTCGGGCTAGACACGCTGTCTGCGCTGTTGCCTTTCGCCGTCAGCGTCAAAACGCTGGTATCGCTGACATCGCCAAGCAGCGCGATCCAGATGACGCCCTCATATCCGGACATGTCCAGAACGTCGGAAGTCAAGGCCGTCTGAGCGGCGCCGCCAGCGGCTTCGACCACCGTAACTTTGATGCTTTTGGAAAGATTCATGATATTGCTCCTGGAATTTGGTTTGTAATCCCGGCGAGCCCGCCGGGTGTTGGCTTAGGCCAGTTTGACCCGCGAAAATGCCTCTTCGAGCACCGGCATTCCGTCCGTCTCCAGCCGACCGATGAAGCCGACCTGATTCGCCTCGGCGTACAGTTCGACCAGGCGCTGCACTTGCATGTCGAGCGCATCGGCGATCCAGTAATTCGAGAAGTCGCCGAGGATGCCGACATACAGCCCCGTGGTCAGCGTGCTCGGCGCGTACTCCGACATGGAAATCGGCATGTTGAGCACGCGGTCCGGCTCGCCCGCGCGAACGCTCTCGCGCCACAGATACTGCCCGTCGCCGTCCTTGAGCTTGGCGACCACCGACAGCACATCGCGATGGAAGATCCACTCGGCGCTGTTCCAGTATTGCCCCTTCAGCGCGTATTTCGCGGAAATCAGGCCATCGAAAGTCGGCGCCGTGGTCGTGTTACCGGTGGACACATCGCGCCCGGTGGAAATTCCCAGCGCGCTCGCCACGAAAACGCCCAGCGGCTGATTCGCCCCGGTCCCGGTCAGGAAGGCTTTCTCCTGCGT